GAGCTCGGCTCGCGTGCTTTTGGGACCGCCGCACTATCCGCCATCGCTTCGACGTAGCGCAGCACGAGCGTATTCAGGATGTCGATGGGCAGATCTCGCGGCCCCAGGCCATCCCTCGGCAACGGCAACGGCCGGCCATTCTCGTCCAGAAGATTCCAGCCGACGACGATCTCGCTAAACGCCTGCCAGAACTGCTCGGGGTCCTGGCTCAGGAACGCATCGTAGGTCCGAGCACGCACATTCAGACGCATCTCAACGTGCCAGCCCGGATAGTCGATCTCCTCGAGATCGATGGTCGCGGTCTTGATCGGCAATGATGCCGACTTGATAGCCACTAGAGCTGATTGATGATGACGCCGTTGGCGCGCCAGTTATAGGTCGTACCCACCGCGCCATCGACGGCGCTCCGCAGGCTCATATCCACCCACGCGGGTCCGCCCAGATACTTGCTCATGGCGTTGCGCGACGGATAGATCGCCAACTGACAGCCATCCACGCTCTGCGACGCCTGGCGCATGGTCGTATCGTCGCTCGCCCAGAAGCCGGTGAACGTGCCATTCGAACTAGGAAAACCCTGGACAGAGGTCTTGTTGCTGGCGCCGAACTCGGTCGTATCGATATCGGTGGTCGAGTTGTCGATGGTGAACTCGCGCAGTGCGCCGACCAGGACGGGCGAGCCCGCGCCCGAGGTTGACACGTAGACAATGCTCGTCTTGCCTGCGTACTTGATAGCCATGAACGATCAAGCTCCTTTCGCGAGGGACCGATCGTCATAGTCGTCGAGATCGGCCAATAATTGGGCCGCACGCGCGGCGAACGTGTGAGACGCGATTTTCTCTTTTGCTTGCTTCGCGGCATACCGACGAGCAGGACTGGACAGCAGGTAGGCGCGAATGACGTCCTCGAGTTGTCCTGGCGCAAAGGTCGGCACTGAGTCGCCGAACGTCTCGGGCAGCTCGGCCCGATAGTCGCTGACCTGGAAAACGCCGCAGGCCGCCAACTCATAGGCTCGCGGATTGAGGCTCTGCGCGCCCGCTACGTGCTCGACGCCGCGGCCGTACGTCTGGGACGTCCGATACAGATTGAGGCCGATGCGGGCCCGCCTGTAGAGATTTACGGCCATGTCATTACTCATCGGCCCGCCGCGGACATACTCCCGCAGTTTTGCGCGGGAGCCGAGCAGCGACCAGTTGCCATACAACCCCAGGTCGATGCCCGTCCAGTCGACAGCGTTGAGTTCGTCGATGCGTTCCTCGAAGCCCGTCCCGACAAACACCACGTCATGCGCGGGCACGCCCACGTCCGGCAAGGTGTGGTGATGCCGAGCCGGATCGTAGGCGTGGCGCAGATAGCCGGCACCGAGCCGCTGGGTCGAGGAGCGCTCAGTCGTCCAGACAACGTCTAGCAGACCCACCAGACGCTGCTGGGCCTCATCCTCGTAGGGTGACTCGGTCAAGAGCACGGATGTCCTGAGACGCGCCCGGCGCAGCATTTCGAGCACATCCGGGTGGAAGTACATGCCCGAGATGACGAGTACCCAGTGGACGTCATACCGCAGCGCCATCTCGAAGGCTTCGATGCTCGCCCGATAGATCGTGTCCGGCCACGTTGGCTTCTGCTCGGGATCTTTGCCACGCGCTCGCCAGAGTTTGAACAACCAGTCATGTGCGAGCTGCAGGCGATGCTCGAGGCTGTAGTAGAAGACCTCCACGCCCGGCTGGGCGCGCAGCGCGACGAGATACCCGTCCTCGACGTCTTTGGTCGAGAACGACGCGCCGGCGCCGACCAGCAGGACGCGCAAGGCCATCTAGCCGCCGCTGACCCTCTTGCTCGGGTCGGTCAACTGCGGACCTGAGACGCGGACGCTTGGATCGGTGGGTGCCTGGCCGGCACCCGGATTGGATGGCTTCGGCGATTTCGGAGCGCCCTTGTTGACTTCCCAGGATGGTGCTGGTGACGACGGCATGACACGGTTCTCCTTTAGGGTGGGTTGATGATGGGGACGCAGCCGCAGCTCGCGGTCACCTGGTAATAGGCCAGCAGATCCATTTTGGTCTGTTCGACAAGTTCCGGCGGTGCATCCACCGCCCACGTATGGAGCCCGCTGTAAACACTCAGGTGTGGGCACTTCCACGCCAGTATTTGGACACCGGGGCCCGAACTCAGAATGCTGTAACCGGCATTCGTCACGTGTGGGTTTGAAGCTGGATCTTGTGGAAGAGTGGTGTCAGTCATGGTTTGATGGCATCGACTCCAACTTGATACCAGGCACCAACGGCTACTCTGGGATCGTGGTGCCGGTCGAACTCGCCGACAATGAGAAAACCAGCGTTCATGAGCGCGCGACTCAAGGTGAACTTGTCGTACGCCCACTGGTGATGGCTAGGCTGCGCCGTCGAAAACAGGATCATCTCGCAGCACTCGTCCAGGTCGCGCAGGTCGCGATGCACGCCGGCCGGAAATTCCGCCGGTGACGGCTCGTCCAGGATGTAGCGGCGCATCACCTCGCGCGTGTCGGGCACCATAATGCCGAGCCGGCCGCCAGGCTGCAGCACCCGCCAGCACTCGTCCAGAAAGTCACTCGCGTCCTTGCGCTCGAGGTGCTCGAAGAAGTGGCCGGCGTAAATCTCGGTGACCGTGCTGGATTCCCACGGCAGCGGTGGCACGCGCAGCACCACGTCGACGCCGGCATACGCCGTTTCATCGATGTTGGTCCAGCCGGGCTGGCGCATTGGCAGATCGCCCGAGCCGATGTTCAGCCGCACGGTGTCCACGCTTATCGCCACCAGAGCTGCTCCGCGGACGGCCGTCCAACACTGATGACTGCATTGATCCAGCCAACGTCGCCCCCGCTCAGGTTGAAGGCGCGGATGGCCGCGTCCAGGTCGCCTTCGTAACGCAGCCCCCACTCAACCTGGTGCGCGATTTCGCGCGGAAAGACCAGACAGTCGGCATCAATATTGGCGGGCCGCAACTGCTGTTCATGCCAGATCGTGTCACCCCAGTACGTTTGCATCCGAAAGAACAGCGGCCGTGTGTGCGACTGGCTGTCGATGGCGAGCTCGATGGCAGCCAGCGAATCCTGGGCAGCAATGTTGTCGTCCTGAGAAAACCAGACCCACGGTGCTGTCGCTTGTTTCGCCCCAAAGGTGCGCTGCGGCTGCCCGACGCAGTGCCGTCCACCGTCGTGCTCGAGCCACGTGAAACCTTCTGCGATGACGCGCGGCTTGCTGTACTCGAGTTGCGCATTGACTGCGCCGTGGGTGTCGGCCACGACCAGCACCTCGAGGCCGGCACTCTCGGGCTGGGCACGTAACGACTCGAGTGTGACAGCTAGGGTGTCGCGCCCGATCGTCGGAATTACGACAGACAACCACGGCGTCACGTCTGGATCTCCACGCGCACGCTCGCGCCTAAAGCGGCAATCCCCGCGATATCGACGCGTCCATACGCGCCGCCGCCAGTCACGCGCGCCCATGACACATTGCCGCCCAGGTGCGGATCAGCATCGATGGCCAACTTGATAGAGTTATTGCCGGTCGGCGACAGGTACGGATTGAGCCACGTCTGGGCTCGCGCGAAACCGGGCTCGAGTCCGACGAGCACCCAGATATCGAAGTGCCAGAGCGTGTCGCCGTCGTAGGTATCGTCGAACGTCCAATCGACGAGTCTCGGGTAGGCACATGGAAAGTTGGGCTTGTCGGGCTCGGTGGCGTAGGCCCGCAGCCCTGTGATGGTGTCTAGGCGCGCTTTGATGCCCGTCTGAATCTGGTCGACCGTCGGCTCGGTGACGATCGTCACGGGATCGGCTGGCCTGCCAGATAGGCGACGATGTTCAGCCCCAGGCGCGCGAAGCCGGCTTCGATTCTGGCGCGATTCCGGACGAACGCCGGCTGCATGTACGGCTGTGGCTGGATACCGCGGCGGGCGATCGAGCGCGCCAGAATAAACGCCTCACCGCGCAACGTGCTGCGTGAAACACCGCGGCGCCGCTCAGCGATCGGATGCCAGTGACGTTGCACCCAGCCGATGAGCGCATCCACCGGCGGCATCCTGGCGCCGGCGCGGCGACCGAACTCGACGAATCTCCCGTATCTGACACCAGGCCCGACCTCGCCGACGAGACTCGGGAACGTGCCCGTGATCTGGTTGTTGATGCTGCCCGACAGTCGCCGCGTGTCCTGCGGTGCCAGCGTGCGCGCGTCGGCTTCGATGAGCAGCAAGCTGGCCTGCAGCGTGCGGCGCATGTCGCGCTCCATCTGCTCGGGCGTGGTTTGCAGCCGACTCAGAAAGGCCTCCCACTCCGGACCTAACTGGATGCTCACTTAGACAAGAACCCAGTTCGCCGCCGCTGCGCGGCCGGCGCCACTCGCGGTGACGTACGGGCTCAGCAGGTTGACCACATCCGAATCGCGATCGATGAGCGTGGCGAGCTCGCCGGTCTGCGGGGCCTCCCACATGGCAAACGGCACGCTCAGGCGCGCGAAATAGCGATTGGCCACCAGAATGCAGGCCTGCTCGACGGCTTGCGGCGTGGTGCCGAAGCCCCAGTACGCCGTGACACGCGCCTGGTAGCCAACAATGAACCACGATGGCGCCGTCGCCCTGAGCCGAATCTGGGTGTAGCCGCCCAGCCCAGGTTGCAGATACAGCGGGTACAGGTCGTAGTCGTCCGCGTCGAGGTGGACGGAAAACGACGCATTGCCCACCGTGTCGACGTCCAGCGCCGTGACGCTGGTCAGGTCCATCACGTCGAGACGATCGGGATCATTGGGAGCGAAGTAGCGCGCGGTCGCGGTCGCATCGACCGGATTGAAGGTGCGACCGGTGTAGTGCTCGATCCACGCCGTCGCCGAGTCCAGGGCGCGCTGGATGTCGACATCGTCGACGGTGTCGGCTATTTCTACGGCCGCCTTGAACTCGGCGAGCGTGACGTAGCTCATGGCAGCGGATGAAGGGCCGGCGCCTCGTATCCGAGACCACCGCGGCTAGCTGTCCGCAGCATCCGACCCTCGACCCGCACCGGCTGCTGACTCCAGGAGGCGAAGTTCAGCCGGGCGCCGGGCAAAAACGTGGTGGTCGTACCGTCGTCCCAGGTCACGCGTACGCCACCACGCCCCACCACGTATCGTTCAGGATGGTGGCGCCGGCTCGGGTTGCGGCTCCGGCTCGGGCTCGGTTCCATCCTCGTCCTCTTCTTCCGGTTCCGGTTCGGGATTCGGGTCCGGCTGCGGATTGGGATCTTCCCTGTCCATTACGGCACTCCCGTGACCTTAGTGAACGCCGTCGGCCGCCAGACAATGAACGCCGCGCGGAGCTCGGCCAACAGCGTCTGGATGTTGCGGATGAACTGGTCGTTGACGAAGCCGATGCGCACGACAGCCTGCTCACGATCGAACAGCGTGCAGCCCATGTTGAAGTCGCCGACGAGCGCTGTACCCACCGTCATCGCTTCTGACTCGACGACCGGCAAGCCCCAGAGCGTGTTGGCGCCCACCATGCTGGGTGGTCCCATCAGATAGCCGCCGAGCGTGCCCGTGGCC